GTGTAACCGCCATTCATGCCGTAGAATTTAGCGTATATAAAAAGGGCTATGGATTCGCAGGTACAGCAGACGCTCTATTAGATATTGATGGTGACGGCCCATTCATAGTGGATTGGAAAACAGCAAAAGAAGTCAGGTCAGACGACATGATAGAACAATTCTGCCATCAGCTTGGAGCGTACAGTCTTGGACTCGAAAGTCTCACGGGTATAAAACCCAAATATGGAGCAGTTGTGGTAGCCCGCAGAAGTGGCAAACCACAAATAAAGCTCCTGAACAGCTTAGAACTGTCAGGAGCAAAATACGATTTTCTAAATAGAGTGGATCGTTACAACAAACAACTCAAACAGTTAGCAGTAGTTTAATCATTGGCATAAATCCTCAAATCGTTTGTTAGTTTCTTTTAAAATATATGGAAGTGTGCCTTCTCTATGCGGCCAACATAATTCGTTTAGCTGATCTTCCGTAAGATTATTTTTTACTCTATATTCTTCCCACACTGTGTCGTGTATGGATTCGAGTAAGGCATCATTCTGTTGGTTACTCATATCCAATCGTGCCATACAGTACCAAAACTCTGTTGCATCTCAAGATCAGTTGGTTCGTAATCTTCAGAATCTTCACAGTCTTGTGTGTTATCTGGATCGGGATATATACCCGCATCTTGCAATTTCCTAATTGCTTTTTCTTCAATCTGGCTATCTAACGCAGATTGATTAAATGAGTCCATCATAATTTTTTAAAACGAGTTGATAGTTGTGACCATATTTGAATAGTTGCTAAATACTTTGTTTCGTCTTTATCAACT